ATGTATGAAACACCTACATCTAGAGCATATAGAGGTATTGCAACTATGTTAGATAGATTAGGTAGGTATATGGAAAATACTCCTATTACACATGGAAGAGATGGTAACTTTAATTCTATAATTGCTGCAGCAAAAAACTATGAGGCAATAAGACAATCATTTAAAGGTGCATATAAAGATCTTCAAGAAGAACAATCAAGCAAAGTAAGAGGTGGACAAGGACTAGCATATGACATGTAATGAGTGAAATTTATCAAGACATACCAACCTATGATAATGGAAATTGGATAACAACCAGTTTCGAATCTAGAGATGAATTTAAACAGTTTATACTTAATGAAGTATTTAGTGAACCTGGAAAATATAAATTTAATAAAACAACAAGTGAACTATTTACTTCAGAGTCTACAAAGTTTAGAAGAGACGGAGTATATTGTACATCTCCCTTTAAGTCTAAAGACTATATAACATATTGGGATGAACAAAAAAATAGATGTAGAAAAGGTATACTAGTAAAAGAAGGAAATCTTACATGGTATGTCTGCAGAGAATACTACATGTGGTTAAACTTTTTACCAATCTTTGATAAAGAACAACAGAAGTTTGATTTTGCCAAAATTAGAGATGCTCAGTATCATATGGCTTTGTATGAATTATTAGCTGAGTTAGCATATAAACATGTTGCTATTCTTAAAAAAAGACAGATTGCTTCTTCTTATTATCATATGGGTAAACTTATAAATCAACAATGGTTTGAAGCCGGGGTTACTTTAAAGATAGGAGCAAGTCTTAAAGATTATATAAATGAGAAAGGTTCTTGGAAGTTCTTACAAGAATATGCTGCATTCTTAAATGAACATACTGCATGGTATAGACCAATGTCTCCGGATAAAGTCATGATGTGGCAGCAGAAGATTGAAGTAAGAAAAGGAGATAGAAAGAATGAAGTTGGTTTAAAAGGTACTATACAAGGTATGTCATTTGAGAAAGATCCAACAAATGGTGTAGGGGGTCCAGTAAAGTACTTCTTTCATGAGGAGGCTGGTATTGCACCAAAGATGGATCAAACATATGAGTACATGAGACCTGCAATGAGATCTGGTTTGATTACTACTGGTATGTTTATAGCCGCAGGATCTGTAGGTGATTTAGCTCAATGTCTTCCATTAAAAGATATGATTCTAAATCCAACAGCTAAAGATATTTATGCTGTGGAAACAGACTTAATAGATGATAAAGGTACAACAGGTCTCTCAGGTTTATTTATTCCAGAGCAATGGTCTATGCCACCACATATTGATGAGCATGGTAATTCACTTGTGGAAGATGCATTAAATGCACTTAATGACCAGTTTAAAATTTGGAAAGATGAACTTGCACCAGAAGAATATCAATTAAGAATCTCTCAGCACCCAAGAAATATACATGAAGCTTTTGCAAATAGAACTGTATCAGTTTTTCCAACTCACTTGTTAGCTGCACAACAAAGAAGAATAGAAGAAAAAGAATATGGTGTTGAGTATCTAGATATTTTTACAGATGAGCATGGTAAACCTGCTGTAAAGACAAGTAATAAAAGACCTATATCAGAGTTTCCAATAAATAAAAAGACAGAAGATAAAACTAGTTGTCTTGCTGTATGGGAAAGACCAGTAGACAATCCTACATTTGGAATGTATTATGCATCTATTGACCCTGTTGGTGAAGGTAAGACAACAACTTCAGAATCCCTGTGCTCTATATATGTTATGAAATCTTCTATAGAAGTAAATAAAGAAGTAGCTGGAGAAGTAGAAACATATATAGAACAAAGCAAAATAGTAGCATCTTGGTGTGGTAGATATGATGATATTAATAAAACTCACCAAATGCTTGAGTTAATTATGGAGTGGTATAATGCATGGACAGTTGTAGAGAATAACATTTCATTATTTATACAGTATATAATATCAAGAAGAAAGCAAAGATATCTTGTACCTAAAAGTCAAATTCTTTTCCTAAAAGATTTGGGAGCAAATGCAAATGTGTATCAGGAGTATGGATGGAAAAACACGGGTACATTATTTAAAGCTCACTTACTTAGTTATGCTATTGAGTTTACTAAAGAAGAATTAGATGTAGAAACAAAACCAGATGGTACAATAGTAAAAACAAAATATGGCATAGAAAGAATTCCAGATCCTATGCTAATAAGAGAAATGCAAGAATATAGAGATGGTCTCAACGTGGATAGACTAGTATCATTTGCAGCATTAGTTTCTTTTATGAAAATACAAGATTCTAACAGAGGATATTTAAAAAGACATATTAGTGATGATGCTTCTAAAAACTTGCAAAAGTCAGAAAATTTGTTTAAATTAAATAAGAGTCCGTTCCGTAATATTGGAACCAACTCTTCTTTTAATCCAAATAGTATTAAAAGATCACCATTCAAAAACTTTAAATAAGAGTTATGCAGGTATATAATGCAATGCAATTAAAGAAAGGAGCAAAAGTTGAACACAACCGATTGGGTAGTGTAACTCAACCTTTACAGTTTCTTCCTAAAAAAGAAAAGGATGAAGAATGGGCTGCTTGGAATTTAGATTGGTTAGAATGGCAAGGATTAAAACAAATCCGTAGAAATGCCAGAAGATTAATGAAAAATTATAAGTTGGCAAAAGGGGTTATAGATAGAACAGATTATATTGTTGAAGAGGATAATGAATATAGAGATATTATTGAATCACTTACAAAAGAAGATTCTTCAGCACTAGAATTAAAGTTCTATCCTATTATTCCAAATGTTATTAATGTTCTTGTAGCTGAATTTGCTAAAAGATCTACTAAATTAAATTACAGAGCTGTTGATGATATTTCATATAATGAAATGTTAGAACAAAAAAGAGCCATGATTGAAGAAACACTTATGGCAGATGCTCAAACAAAAATTATTTCTGCTTTACTAGAGCAAGGACTAGACCCAAATTCTGAAGAAGCACAACAACAATTAGCTCCAGAGAATATCAAATCTTTACCAGAAATTGAAAAGTTTTTTCAAAAGGATTATAGATCATTAATAGAACAATGGGCATCTCATCAGCACAAAGTAGATGTGGAAAGATTTAGAATGGATGAGCTTGAAGAAAGAGGTTTTAGAGACATGTTAATTACAGATCGAGAGTTCTGGCACTTTAGAATGATGGAAGATGATTATGAAGTAGAGCTTTGGAATCCTGTTATTACATTCTATCATAAGTCTCCAGATAACAGATATATCTCACAAGCTAACTGGGTAGGTAAAACAGATATGTATACACCATCAGATGTAATTGATAAGTATGGATATTTAATGGATGAAGATCAACTGGCTGCTTTAGAAGCAATTTATCCAATTAGATCTGCTGCCTATAATATTGGAGGTTTACAAAATGATGGGTCTTTCTATGATGGAACAAAGTCACATGACTGGAATACAAATATGCCATCATTAGCATACAGACAATATACTTCATTTATGTCAGGAAATGTATTAGATGGTTCTGATATTATTACACAGATACTTGCTGAAGGAGAAGATTATGTTGATCAAGGTACTGCTTATCTATTGAGAATAACAACAGGATACTGGAAGTCTCAGAAGAAAGTTGGACACTTAACTAAAGTAAATGATCTTGGTGAAGTAACAACAGAAATAATTAGTGAAGATTATAGTATAACAGATAAGCCACTTTATGATACTAGATTATTTAAGAATAAAACAAAAGATAATCTAATATTTGGAGAACACATAGATTGGATCTGGATCAATGAGGTTTGGGGAGGTATTAAGATTGGACCAAATATTCCTTCTTACTGGGGTATGAATAATCCTGGAGGGTTTACACCTATTTATATAGGAGTTAATAGACCTAAGATTGGGCCATTAAAGTTTCAGTTTAAAGGTGATAGCTCATTATATGGATGTAAATTACCAGTAGAAGGAGCAGTATTCTCTGATAGAAATACAAGATCTACTGCACTTATTGACTTAATGAAGCCATATCAGATTGGATATAACATTGTAAATAATCAGATTGCAGATATCTTAGTAGATGAGCTTGGTACTATTATTATGCTAGATCAAAATACTTTACCAAGACATTCATTAGGAGAAGATTGGGGTAAAGGAAACTTGGCTAAAGCATATGTAGCAATGAAGAACTTCCAGATGCTACCGTTAGATACATCTATCACAAATACAGAGAATGCATTAAACTTTCAGCATTTTCAAAAACTTGACTTATCTCAGACAGAAAGATTAATGTCTAGGGTACAACTTGCCACACACTTTAAGTCTCAGGCTTATGAAGTAATTGGAGTTAACCCACAAAGAATGGGTCAAGAGTTATCTAAAATGACAGCTACAGGTGTAGAGCAAGCTGCTGCATCATCATATGCTCAAACGGAAATGTATTTTATTCAGCATTGTGATTACTTAATGCCAAGAGTACATCAGATGAGAACTGACTTAGCACAGTTCTATCATTCTACTAAACCATCTACAAGGCTTACATATGTTACTGAGTTAGATGAGAAAGTAACTTTTCAAGTAGATGGTACAGATCTTTTAATGAGAGATTTAAATATCTTCTGTAGTACAAATGCAAATCATAGAGCTATTCTAGAACAATTGAAACAAATGGCATTACAGAATAATACTACCGGAGCTTCTATTTATGACCTAGGTAAACTTATTCAATCTGACTCAATCTCTGAGATAAACACAGTAATGAAAATGTCTGAGAAGAGATCACAAGAGCAGAAACAACAAGAAATGCAACAGCAACAGCAAATGCAACAAGAGCAACTTGCTTCTCAAGAGAAACAAAAACAAATGGAAATTGATGCTGCTGCTCAAAGAGATGACAAGATGATTCAGAAGGATATTACTGTTGCAGAAATTAGAGCTGCAGGATATGGTTCTATGGCTGACATTAATCAAAACCAACAATCTGACTTTAGAGATGCTATGAAAGAAATCCGGGAGACTGAACAATATCAAAGTCAAACAGATCTTCAGAGACAGAAGCAAAGTGATGATATGGTAAAGCATTCACAGAAGATGAACATTGAACAAGAGAAACTTCAAGTGCAACAAGATATAGCAAATAAACAGTTGGAAATAGCTAGAGTAAATAAAAATAAATATGATGCTAAATCTTCTGATAAGAAGAAAAAATAGACTTAGCTATATAGTGCAAAAAATTAATTTTTAAGTTTTAAATTTTCCAAGTTTATTTAGTATATTAAAGTATAACATAAAAAACCAACAACAAATGAGTGATCAAAACTTAAACCCTGATGAACAGGTACAAGACTCTACAACGGTAGGTCAGGTAGATGTAGATATTGATTCTCTTTTCGGAGCACCTGGTGCAGATAGCATAATGCTACCAGATGATGAGAAGGAGCCAGAAAAAAAATCTGTCTTCAAAGCAGAGAAGACAGATATGACGTTCTTTGACAACCCAGGAGCACAAACTAATGATGATAAATCAAGTGCTGCTGAAAAACAAGCAGAAGTTGAAGAAACTATCAACGAGCTAAATGATTTAATTATACAAGAAGAAGATGCTGGTAACAAAGGCAGACCTAAAGTAGATAAATCTGGCTTATATGATTTAGCAACTAAAATGATTGAGGAAGGATCTTTAGTACCTTTTGATGATGACAAACCATTAGAAGATTACACTACAAAAGATTTCCGTGAGCTATTTGAAGCTAACTTCCAAGAAAGAGAAAATCAAATTAGAGAAAATACTCCAAAAGAGTTTTTTAATGCACTTCCAGAAGAACTTCAGTATGCAGCTAAATATGTAGCAGATGGTGGTACAGATCTTAAAGGTTTATTTAGAACTCTTGCCCATGTGGAAGAGATGAGACAATTAGATCCATTAGATGAATATGATCAAGCAGAAATTGCAAGACAATATTTACATGCTACACAATTTGGTACTCCAGAAGAAATTGAACAGGAAATTCAAGATTGGTCAGAATTAAATAGGCTTGAACAAAAAGCTAAACAATTTAAACCGAAGTTGGATAAAATGCAAGAGGATATTGTAAATAGAAAACTTGCAGAACAAGAGTATAAAAAACAACAACAAGCTGAACAAGCTAAAGCTTATCAAGATAATGTATATAACACACTATCAGTTGGTGAACTTAGTGGAATCAAACTTGATAGAAAAGTTCAAAGTAATTTATATTCTGGATTAGTTCAACCAAACTATCCTTCAATTTCTGGTAGACCTACAAACTTACTAGGCCACCTTTTGGAAAAGTATCAGTTTGTAGAACCAAGACATGACCTGATTGCAGAAGCATTATGGTTACTTTCTGATCCGGATGGTTATAGAAATAAAGTAAGAGATCAAGGAAGTAAACAAGCTGTAGAAAAAACAGTAAGACAACTTAAAACAGAAGAAGGTAGAAAAAATACTTCTTCAAATGGTGTAGAAGACAGACCAGAACCGAGAAGTTCTTCTAAACCAACAAGAACAATATCCCGTTCAAATAATAATATGTTTAAACGGTTTTAATTAGTAACAATTTAAAAACAAATAAAAAATGGCAACTCCAGTTTTAAACAATGGTATATTCCTCAGAGATACCGCTTACAATGCAAGTTCCCATGTGGATTCATACCACTTGGTTAACATGCTGAAAGATGCTGAACCTATGGATTTAGGTCCAGTTGACTTATGGGCTATGGCTCAGAAAGTTGAAATGCCCCTTTACCAAATGTCTAGCTTTGGTGGCAAAAATGTAATCAATGTGGATAACCACAGAGGAGAGTATAGATGGCAGACTCCTGTATCTGTTGACCTTCCTTATATTGTTGAGGACATTGAAAGCCCATCAAGAATTCTTGGTACTGATGGTTCAACTTTCAAAATCAAAGTTAACAGACGTGAGTTTGGACATGGTGATATCATCACTTATGACAAATATAACGGGGTTGAGATGTACATTACAGATGAAGACATTCTACCTATTGGAGATGGATTTGTTTATACTGTACAATTGGTTAACAATGACAACTATAAATTTTTAGATCACAAGTACCTTACTAACGGAACCAAACTTTTCAGAAAAGGTTCTGCAAGAGGTGAGTACGGTGAAAGATTCTCTGACATCACTACAAGAACTGGTTTCCGTGAATTCTACAACTTTGTAGGAGGTGCTGAAGCTCACGTTCATTATTCAGTATCTTCTCGTGCTGACTTGATGCTTAAAGGTGGTATGAATGCAGATGGTACTATTCCAGTAACAGAAATCTGGAGAAACTTTGGTGCTACTAATGATCCATCTATTACATCATTAGAGGACATGATCAAAGTTATGGGTAAAGATAAAGTTAAAAGAGCATTTGATAATGGTGATCTTTCTAGAACTTTCTTAACTCAAATGGAAGCAGCTCACCTTTCTAAAATTGCAACTGACATTGAGACTTACTTAATGTGGGGACATGGAGGTAGACTTCGTCAAGATGGTGCTGATGACATGAGACTTTCTGTAGGTCTTTGGAGACAGTTGGATAACTCATTCAAAAGAGTATACAACAAAAATAACTTTACACTTGATTTGTTCCGTGGAGAAATCTACAACTTCTTCAATGGTAAAGTTGAGTTCCAAGGTCCAGATCCAAAAAGATCTCTAGTAGTTCAAACTGGTATGGGTGGAATGAGAATGGTAAATGAGGCTATTAAAAGAGAAGCAATTGCTTCTGGTCTTACTATCCAGGCTGCTGATATCGGTGCAATCACTGGTAAAGGTATGGACTTGAACTTTGGATTTGCTTATACTTCTTATGTTATTCCATTCTTGGCTAACGTTAAGTTTGTATTGAATCCAGCATTTGACAATGTTCATACAAATGATATTGAGAACCCAATCATTGATGGTTTCCCATTATCTTCTTATAGCTTTATCATCTTTGATATCACTGATAACACTAATGATAACATCT